CACAAACCTAACAACAGTTACTACTGCTGCTAGTGAGGCTACAAGTGCTGCTAATGCTGCTTTAGATACAGCTAATCAATTAGCGGATACTGCGATTGTAAAAGCAAATGCTATGGCTGCTGAGGTGTCCAGTACGAGCTCTCGTATTGAAGCGGAGGCTCAGGCTGCTGCGGCTGCACAGGCTGCTGCTGAACTTGCGGCTCAACAGGCGGCTGCGGCTGCTGCTGCAGCTGCTGCTCAAGCAGCTGCTTCTTCTTCAACGCCAACTGCGCCGTCAACTCCAGATACTCCAACGTCTCCTTCTGACGGTGCTTCAACCACTCCTCCTCAGACAGATTCTGAAAGTCCATCTACTGACGCTCCAAATCCTCAAGAGCCCGAACAAGAGCCTTCTCAAGAGGAACCGTCCACTCCTGATACTGACCCTGAGTCTCCAACTGAACCCGCTGATGATGGCGAACCTGAGCCAACAGATGAGTCAACTGATACTTCATCTACTGACCCTGATACAGAAACGCCATCAGAACCCACAGAAGAGCAACCACAAGAGGAAGCGCCCGAAGAGCCTGTCGTAGAAGACGAGGAGAGTCCTTCGGAAGTCGAAACACCCGTGGAAGAAGAAGCACAACCAGAGTTACCAGAAACAGAGCCAGAAAGTCCGTTAGAAGAATCATCCCCAGAGACTACCACAGAAGAAGAGGCTGTGACTAGTGCTGTAGAGGATGTTTTATCTGATGGCAAGTTAACCGCTGACGACGCTGAGGCTGTTTTAGATGCGCTAAGCGCAGATGGCGAAGTTACCGCTGAGGAAGTTACCGCCCTCGTTGATGCTCTTAAGGAAGACGGCAAGCTGAGTGCTGCTGAAAAGGAGCTTGTTGCTACAGCCCTGATTGAGTCGGTAGCCCCAGGCGAGACACTTACAAAAGAACAGATTCAAGAGGCTGGAATCGCTTATCAGGACCTTCCACCAGAGACTCCTGTAGAGGTTAGGCAGGATGAAAACGGTAATGAAGTTATAATTACAGCAGACGTTGCCGCGGCTCTCGTGCTACTAGAGAACCCTGCGGAGTTAATTGGCGAATTATTTGATGACCCTGGTCAAGCCCTGAAAGCACTTGGAAGTATCGGTGCTGATATGTCCCCCGAAGAACGTGAAGAAGCAACAGAAATGGTAGTTGCTGCCGTTGTTGCTGCAGGTGCTGCTATGAATGCAGTTGGTGCAGCAGCAGGTGCTACTGGAGGTTCAACCTCTGGAGGCTCAAGCGGTGGCGGAAGTTCTGGGGGCGGAGGCGCCTCTGGACAATCAGGATATAGGAGAAAGCCATGAAGATAGTTAGAGACATGATTGACCAGCTATGGACACTGCTTGGCATGTTCATTGCTTGGGTTGTACTAGACGGTTCAGCAAAGACAATCGTTGGTTACGCAATTATGGCGACTCTCTTTGCTTGGGCTGTTACCTACCCACTACGAAACCCAAAAGATGAGGAATAAATGAAATCAATAGGAAACATTCTTCTGAGAATCCTTGCAGTATTTGCTGCTAGTGGTCTCTCAGTTATCGGTGCTGGTGCCATTGCTGGCGTCGACACCATCACAGCTGTAACAGTGGCTGGTTTAACAGCAGTTGCCGCAGTCGTAGAGAAGCTAGCACGTGGCTTTATGAACGACGGCAGACTTGACCTTGATGAAATTAACGCGGCATTCTCTGCAGTTGATACAAAGGCTAAGAGCGAAGCTGACCTTAAGGTTGAGGCTAAGCAAAATGGTAAAGATATTGTAATTTCAGCTGGTGCTGCCGCAGCCGTTGTAGCAGTTGCTACAAAGGATGAAGGACAAGTTCCAGATGAGCAACCAGTTGACGAAGATTGGGACAAAGACTAATGGCAGACCAAGGTACAGCAGCCCGTCTTATTGAGGTTGCAACAGCAGAACTAGGAACCATTGAAGGCCCTAAAGATAATGAAACCAAGTACGGCGCTTATACCAAGGCTAACTTTCAGCCATGGTGTGGGTCTTTCGTAAACTGGTGCGCTAACGAGGCTGGTGTAAAGGTTCCTAATACCGTTTACACACCAGGTGGTGCAGCAGCATTTAAGAAGGCTGGTGCTTGGATTGATGGAGACATCGCTGACCCAGATGCTGGAGATATTGCGTATTTTGATTTTCCATCAGATGGCGTCGATAGAATTTCTCACGTAGGCATTGTTATCAAGGACAATGGCGATGGAACCGTTTGGTGCATTGAGGGAAACACAAGCCCAGATGATAAGGGCTCACAGCGTAATGGCGGACAGGTGTCTAAGAAGCTCCGTGCTTATAAGAAGAACCCTAAGAAGGTCCAAATCTCTATCGTAGGTTTTGGCCGTCCTAAATTCAAAGGAGCACCAAAGGCCGCCGCTGCCCCAGCGGCCCCAGCTGCAGCTGACCGCTGCGCCTGCTGCGGTAAGTAAATGGATGATGCTGAACGCATAAAGCGCTGGACATGCGCTTTATGCGCTAAGCGCTATGTAGTACCTGACTTAGCCCGACAATGCGAAGAGAAACACTTACAATCAGAGTATGAAAGCAGCTAGAAGCGCCTCAGAAACCCAGTTACGTGGCAAAGCCACATCCTCTCTAGCTCCTAGAAAAGGTAAGGGTATCCTGCGAGCAGTTACCCTTGCTAGAGTTGCATCAGCAGTTGATAAGGCCCAAAAGGGTAAAGATAAAGATGCTAGCAAGCCTATCGATGTAAAATCTGAACGTGTTGAGCGTGAGGTAAAAACTCAGGCTCCTAAAACAGTAAAATCTGAAAGAGTCCCTAAAAAGAGCGAGACTCGTCGACCAGGCGCCTTACCCGCTGGTAAAAAATCTCCTGCAGCACTCCCTGCACCTAAACCAGCATCTTCTACTAAGCCAAAATCGTCTAAAAAGACAAAAAGAGAGACAACGCCAGGAGTTAAAACCGTATATAAGGCAACTCCTATCGTAGACCTGCGTGAAGGTCCCAACTTTGGCAAGGTAACTAGCGAAATTGAAAAGACTTTCCAACCAAAGAAGAAAAAAAATGCATAAAGATGGTGTTCCTAAAGCAAAAAGTACGATTCACGCACGTATAAAGACTAAAAAGAACAACAGAGAAGAACGCGATAGACGTACGTATGTAATGTCTCCAATAAAAGGGGCCACTACAATGTCTAAACAGTGGAGTAGATATGAAGGATGGACGCCGTGAGGAAGTCATCCTTTAAAAAAGCAGTATCAAAACCAAAAGTGGTGATGGACTCAAGATTTGGTCTTAGAAAGTTACCACAGAACAACGAAAGACCAAGCATAGCCGTCTGGAACACCCCTGGTAGAGGCCCTAACGGGGAAAGTCAAAACTGAAAGGTTCAAAATGCCAGCATCATACCCAAGTTCGGTACGAGTATTTACTACTAAACAAAATGTCGTTGATACAGTTGACGCCTCACACCCAAATAGCCTTCAAGAGGAAATTGTTGCTGTTGAAACCACTTTAGGTCTAAACCCAGCTACATCTACTACCCCAAACCCTTCTGAAACCTACGAAGGTAGCTCTTCAAACCTAGGCACTGTGTCTGCACGTATTGCTAAGGTTGAGTTGGGCGTTGTAGCCGACTCTCACACACAGTATGTAAGAAAAATAGCTGATGGTGCTCAATCTAACAAGGTTCAAGCTGGACTAGCTACTAATAGAGCCCTAATTGTTCAAGGTGCTCTTAATCAATCAGTAAACCTTCTAGAATTTCAAGGTTCTGGTAACGAAATTATTGCTGGAGTTACCCCAGATGGCACTTTTACTGGAAAAACACTAGCAGCTAACATTCAAGGTTCTGTAACCGCTGTTGCAGCTGATGCAACTGTGGAACAAAAGAGTGAAAACTTTACCCTTGCACTTGTGGACAAGAATAAACTGTTTTATTTAGTAAACACCAGCACTTTAGTTGATTTAACTATTACAGTTCCAACAGATTCTGTTAATTTTCCTATAGGTACTCAAATTAACTTTGTACGTGGTCAAACAGGTGGCGTAGTGTTTACAGCAACGTCTCCTGCTAGCGTAAACGCTACTCCTGGTCTAAGACTCCGCACTAGATGGTCTGGCGCTACTTTGGTAAAAGTAGCAGCTAACACCTGGTGGCTTTCTGGTGATTTGACTGCTTAATGCCAATTTATCCTGGTGTCGCCGACTCTCAGAAGAAGGTACCTCCACTACCTCCTTCTGTAGCTTCACGTTCAGACTCTGGTTCTGGTCGTGCATTTGACGACGGCGCTACATTCTTAACATTTAACCCATCAGCTTTTGATGGCAAGCTACCGATTATTGATTACGTAGTCGTTGCAACCCCAGAAACTGGAAATGCAGTAACTGCAACAATTGCAAACTTAGCCCCATTTGTTTTTACTGGTTTACGCTCAGGTATTAAGTACACATACTCAATTAGAGCTAGAAACGAAGTATTTGAGTCTGCAAACTCTGCTGGGGTTGGCCCAGATACTGCAACTACAGTTCCTGGACGTCCAACATCATTAACTGCAATTAACCTTGTAAATGGTGGTGGAATTTCACTTAGCTGGGTAGCTCCAGCAAACGCTGGTAAAGCAATAACTAGTTACACAATCACACCTACTGTAGGCTCTCCAATTGTTACAAATAGCGCTGCTACAACTTACAGTTTTTCTGGCGTAGTAGGTACCACATACAACTTTACAGTTGCTGCTACTAATGAAAACGGTACGGGATTAGCCTCAACCGCTTCTGGAACCGTCTCTCCAACCTCCCCAGCCCCTACTCCTACTCCAACTCCTACTCCTACACCAAGTGGTCCAACAATTGGTATTACCTCGTTTACAGCTGCTGCTGGTTTTTCTGAACTAGCACTGGCACTTGTACCTGTTGGAAACTGGAGTGCATTTGGATATGCATCCTGGTCACTTTCAGGAATTGGTGCTAGCACTGGTATAGTAAATGGAACTGCCTCAAGTGGTTCTCCAAGTACTGCCCCCAACCCAAGTCAATTCTGTGGTCAAACTGCTACTGCAACACTAACTGTGTACTCTGGAATTAACGGTTCAGGTACATCGGCTACATCTACTGCTAATTTTACAATGCCATCAAGTGGCTCGGGTTGTCCAACTGGTACAGTCACTACTCAAAACACCTATCGTTATACTGTTTGTTGTAGTACTGGTGGTACTTATACACAAATTTCTAGACAAAGCGCCGCCTCGTGCAACGACGCGCAATATTTTGCAGTACAGGCGTGTACAAGCGGTGGGGGAACTGTTCAAGGCGGCACATGTGCCTATAGCACCACCGACCCTTCAGTTCCTTGTTCTGCTCCAGAATCTCTACCATGCAGTACAGCAAATGGTAACTGCAGCTATCCACCATGTTCAAGTTGCGACCCAGCTCTTAGCGGCATAAAACCAGACTCAACGTGTGCTTCAGGTTTCAGAGATGTATGTTGGACTGGCGGTAGCTGTCCAAACACAGGTCCTTGCGTACCTGTAACTGTCACCCCAACTCCTACTCCTACTCCTACACCAACTCCTACACCTACACCTACACCTATCTTTACCCCTGCTCCAACAACACCAACATGCTCTGGTCCTTGTGCTGGTACTTGGTCTATTGTTAACGGCGTATGCCGTTGTACAACAACGCCTACCCCAACACCTACACCTACCCCAACCCCTACACCAACACCTATAAGCTGCTACTGCCGCGACTTCCGTGGTCGTTGCTTAAGTATTTACCAATGTATTGCATAAACATGATAGGATATAACTATGGACGATAGACTCCCACAAGGTAGCGAACTAAACCAAGCTACTCATAAGTTTGCTTTTATAGTGGATGGGGACGTATTTGGCGTCATTTCTTTAGATGATAAAAATCCGTATGATATCCGCGATGTAGAGAAGCGCTGCATTGCTGGCCTTTTGTCAGACCCAAAGGTCGTAGCCCTTCCATTAGACACCGCGGTTTTGCCTGGCTGGACATGGGATGGAAATACCTTCAATCCTCCTGTAGAGTAGGCCACTATGAGTGAAGAAGAAAACCTAAGCGCTTGGCAACGTTATAAGAAAAACCTAGGAACAACTAGACCTTGGGATTTACTTAAAACCGACTCCTCTAGAGCCCTAGACTCTGTTGCACAGGCACGTCTTGATATTTGTAAAGCATGCACCCATTACATAGGCGCAACTCACCAGTGTAAAAAGTGTGGCTGCATAATGAACTTAAAAGTAAAATTAGCAGATGCAGAGTGCCCAGTAGGCAAATGGAACGTTGCAACTAACGAAGAAAGGGAACCAGCAAGTGATTAAAGTTAAAGACCCAATGCTAATTAAAAACGTGTTGGAACCCACAAAGTTTGCAGACTTAAAGGCTAAAACTATAGAGTTCTACGAAGAGTCGAGCATGGATGCCTTTGAAAAAGGGTTTGGTAGATATCAACTTAATAAATCACCATGGCTTGACGAGCTTCATAACGATTTAACCGCAGTTGCTAGAGAACATTTTGAAAGTGAAACCCTAATCCCTTCTTGGTATCAACTAGCAGTATATGAAGGCCCAAAAGCTCAACTGCACCATCACAAAGACGATAATGCCTGCACCTATAATATTGACCTATGCATATATCAAAAGACGCCATGGTCTATTTGGGTTGAGGGTAAAGAGTACTTTTTAGACGAAAATGAAGCGCTTTTAATGTATGGTAACGACCAAGAGCATTGGCGTGAGCCGTTTCCAGACCCAATGAACAACGTAGTTGCAAACGTTTTCTTATTCTACTGTGAACCAGACCACTGGTATTTTACAAAAGGCCCAGAGTATCTATACGTACTACGTGAGCAAAACAATACCAGAGGGATGATGTAAAGTGGATAAAATCTTTGTAAGCCTAGCTGCTTACAGAGACCCAGATTTAATCAACACTGTACGTAGCATTTACACAAAGGCTACGCACAAAGATAGGCTTTTCTTCTCTTTAGTGTCCCACGAGGGTGAAGAGTGCAATTTTGATTTTAGTTTTATACCAAAACATCAATTGTCCTATCAAAAAATAGACTATAGATTGGCTGACGGGGCTTGTTCTGGCCGTCATTTGGCAAACTCGTTGCTTTCTAAACAATACAAGTACTTTCTACACACTGATTCTCACTCTAGGGTTGCGGAGGGGTGGGACGAAACCCTAATAGACACTTACAACAGGCTTTCGTGCGTATGGGGAGACCTTCTTATACTCACTAAGTACCCTCACGGATTCACGTTTGATTGGGATAACGGTGGTGTAGAAAAGTTTTCAACAGATGAAGATTTTTATAAAGCAGGGCCCATATGGAGAGAGGCAGAGCAGCTATATCTACTTGAGTGGGAACCTCTAGAGGATAAAGTCAATGGTGATAAGGCGTATGCTTTCTGCGCTAATTTTGCTTTTGGAAGTTCTGAGGCTTTTATGAGAGCTCCCTATGACCCCTATATTTATTTTTTGGGAGAGGAAATCAGTTTAGGAATCCGACTAATCCTCAACGGGGTTACCTTGATAGCCCCACCAGTAAACGTACTGTGGACTAACTTTGATAGAGATAACGGTCGAAGAAACTTTCACTGGATTGATAATCAGCTGTGGGGCGTTAGAGATGCTCAGTCAAGAGTTAGGTTAGCTCAGCTATTCCGTGGCGAGGACCTTGGGGTATATGGCATACAGGACCACATGGAGGGCTTTGCCAAGTTACAAAAAGAGATGGGTTTAAATTTTGATGATAAAGATTTTGTAAAGAACGTGTACAAGTAACGTCAGTACAGAATAACTCTGGATATTCAGCCTGACAGGCATCCCGTTCTCTTAGATACTAGTACCAGCGCCCCCGATATCAGGCGTCACTTACCACTCTAGAGAATAGGTACAAAATGTCAGTAGACTCTTCAGGTCGACAGGCGGTCGATTTTGTATGGGGTAACGTCCCTATGCATCCAAACGACGACCGTGCGGCCACAGTTACAAACACAGGCGGCTCTACAGGCGACTACGGTTGGTCACAGACCACTAATGTAGCCAGCGCTCGTCTTAACCCAGCACTTGATAACCACGTAAACGTAGAATCAGGTTGGGCAGGATACCCTGCTTACACCCCAGCTATTGGTAACTTTATCGTTACTGAGGCTTCAGGTAACGGCACAACTGTAACTTACAAGTCTTTTAATTTCCTCTCACCAGGAGATGTTGTAAACATTACAGGTCTTTCAGTAGGTTCTTACAACCTAACAAGCGCAACAGTAGCCTCTGCTAACCAGCAGCAGTTCACTGTTACAAACGCAGCTAATGGTGGCCTTATCACAGGTCAACGCGGCCGCGTTGAGGCTACAAACGCAGTAACTGCATACGACGGAGCAGGCAGCGGAAACATCATCGTTCCTAACGTTCTTGGTCTAACCACAGCGTTGGCACTTGATGCCCTACAGGATGCAGGCTACGAGTTGGCTAACATTACAACAGCTACAGCAGCTACAAACGCTGCAGGCGTTGTTACAGCAGCTTCACGTACAGCAGGCTCAGGCGTTACAACCATTACAGACGCTTCACACGGATACGTTACTGGTAACAAGGTAACAATCACAGGTGTTGACGCAACTGTTAACGGTACATATACAATTACACGCCTTACAGACAACACTTACACAGTTGTAACAACAGCAACTACTGTTTTGGCTCTTACAGGCCTTACAGGTTCAAACGTTGCAGTTGCTGGAACAATCAAGTCTCAGAGCACAGCAGCTGGAGCATCTTCAATCGCTACAACAGCAACAATTACAATCACCCCTTGGGCAGCGGCTTCATAAGCTCCCCCAAGCAAAAAGCCCCCAGCCAATGGCTGGGGGCTTTTTTATATTAAAGGGTTATTAGTTTGGGAACTCCCGTAGGAAGCTCTCGTATCTTTCTCCATTTTTCTGGCCTGGATATACTTTCCAGGAGGACCAGTCTTTTCCTCCGTCTGACATGTGGTACGCAATTTGTGCGTTAGTCACGGGGTCAAAGAGTTCCTTATTTGTTTTGAGGTCAAATTTCTCCCGTCTATCTTCTCCGAGACTTCCCAGCATATTAATCTGGAACATCCCGTAGGAGTTGTCTCCTGTAGAAACATCTCCGTTATGGGCTAAAGGGCGACCGTTAGATTCTTTCTTAGCAACCGCGTAGGCGACCTTGAGGGCTTTTCCCTCAAAACCAACCGCGCTAAGCAGGTCAACTAATTCTGTATCTGACAGTTTTTTTGCTCCTCTGTATTGGTCAAGTGGGTCCACAGTATCTACTTGTACTGTCACAGCTGTCTCAGGCGTCCCACCCGCTTCATTTGCGTTAGCAATTGCGTGCGGGAGTCCTCCTATCAACAGCGTGTACATTGCAAATACAGCCACCTTATCCATCGTATCTTTTCTGATATTAAGCATTTAATTGCTCCTCTCAGTAGCAAAAGGCTCCATTACTGGAGCCTTTCAAGAACTAGAGTGCCACAGTGTTACAGCGGGAGTCAAGCCGAAGTAGATATATTTTTTATACTGAGACAAATAACATATTTACATATTTAATATATGTACGTATTTCCGCATTTTATTTGCGTATCGGACAACACACACCTATATTCTATATTAGAAAAAGGATGTGTTATGTCATTAGTTGAATGGGCTGGGGTCCTCTCAGGATTTGCAGCTTTTGGAGCTGCTATCATCGCAGCAACTTCATGGGTACTCAAATCATACCTAAAGAATTTTGTTCACGAACTGAAGCCGAACGGTGGCGGTTCGATGAAAGATACCGTTAACCAAATCCACTCAGAAATAACCGAGCTGCGTATTAGCGTCGCTAAGCTGGAAGGTCAGTTTACCCAGCACCTAGCGGAAATTGGAAAGAACGAGTAGTATTTTCCTACCCCCACTATCACAAGGGGTAAAAGGAGCAAGATGAACAAGGAACAACTAGTAGCAGCTGCAGGGTCATATATCCGCGCAGCGCTCGCTTCCGTTGTAGCACTCTATATGGCAGGTCAGACAGACCCATCAGTACTCGTTAACGCGTTTGTTGCTGGTCTAGTCGGTCCTCTAGCCAAGGCCTTAAATCCTAAGGATAAGGCTTACGGAATCGGAGCTTCCAAGTAAACTAGTGGGAGGGCAGGCAACTGCCCTCCCATTATTACTAGGAGGACCTGATGGCAAAAGTAAAGTGCGATAACTGTGATAAAGACGCTCTGTATACATGTGCAGACCCTGGAGTAAACCCAGTTAATTACTGTGCACCTTGTTTACCACACTGGTTACAAGAACGTGCTGATAGCGGCCATTTCCCGCTCGTAGAGTTTATTGAAGAGAAGCCATCTAAGAAAAAGGCTACAAAGGAAGAAGAACCTGTAAAAGAAGAAGAGCCTGTAGAGGAACCTAAGGCCGAGTAATGTTTGATGAGCCAATCTTCGCAGTACGCGTAGATAGACGACAGGCCGTTCAAACACACCCAGTTCCTAAAAAGGTGACTGCCCCTAGGGGGCCGTTTCCTGATGAGATGTTCGCTGAACCTGAAATTGTTAGCGCATCCGAGGCAGTAGAGTTTGAGCCTGGCGCTACCGCACAGAACAACTTTAAACCAGAGAAGTACCTTCGCTGTGCCCGTTGTCTGGTAAGAGTTAAAGAGTCTGAAACTGAGGACCATATCTGTGGCTAAAAAGAAAAATAACTACGATAGGTACTTTGAAAACCGAGAAGAGCAATCTAATCGAATACTAAACCTTGCCCAAGGCATGGCTGACAAGATTGGCGTAGATACCCCAGTAGACCAAAGATTTCAGGTCGCTGTTCCATCCGAAGGTTTTAAGCAGTTAGCTGCTAATACTACAAACCCAATACGTCCAAGAGCAAAAGCAATTGCTTATGATTTTGATAAGCGCTCTTTATATGTTGTATTTAGGGATGGTGCGTGGTGGGAGTACGAGAACTGCCCTGTCTCTCACTTTGAAAACTTAAAGAACACAGATTCTACTGGTAAGTATTTAGCATCTAGTGGTTTAGATAGGTGGCCTACTATGGGACCAGCTGACCCGTTAGAGATGACAGAAGAACAAAGAACAAGGTTTGAGTACGCTGCGGAGTCTTCTGCTAGACTTCAGCAGACTTTAATATTAGAAGAAGGCTTAGACGAAAGACGACAACAAGGCAACTAATGCAAACTATCGGACCACTATACGGCGGAAAACTACGATACTGGCATAAAAAACTATTGCCTGTAGTAGAGGTTGGCTCTACCCAAGAAACTGATTACCCGTTTAGAAAAGGTAAGTGCTTAGTATTTAGGCTTCCCTTTACTGAGCCTGGCTACTATGTTGGCGTTTTTTACAAGAAGCCATTAATATCCCCTGATGACGACGAGGCTATCGATAGGATAGTCTTGGGAGCTATGAAGGGAAGAAAAGCCTGGGTTCCAGAGGATGGTAAATATGATGAGTTTTTTTAAGAAGAAGGCCGCGTGGACTAAGCCCTTCCCCGAAAAGGTGGCAAGGCGAGTATCAAGAATCCCAACTGGGGAACTTGAGAACTGGTCAGAACAAGCTTTAACAGAGATAGGCAAGTGCCTGTCAAAGTACGCAAAATCTAGAGACCCAATCTATCTAGATGAGGCTGTAAAGGGCGCCGAGGCTCTGCACGCCGTGGTTGCGGAGTTGCACTCCCGCATGACCAACTGATACACTAATGTCACCTCTCTCTTCTACTTCCGTGTGATGGTGCGAAGACCCTGTGCTTACCAGCACAGGGTTTTTGTTTTACTCTAGACTAAGGTTATTATGGACAACAACATTGTGTTAGAAGAAGACGACGACGAGTTCCTACCCGAGACTCCAGAGGAAGAGATTCCCGAAGATGAGGAGCTGGAACTAGATGAGCTGTCTAAAGAGTTTGTAAAAAAACTAATAGACCGTTGCATTGAGTTTATGAACGCCCTAGTTGGGCATGAGCTACACCCTTATCAGATGCCGCTTGCACGTCGCATTATTGAATCTGTACTGATTAATGATGGTGAAGAAATTACTGCGTTAGCTGCACGTCAGTCAGGTAAGTCTGAAACAATTGCTAATACCGTAGCAACGCTAATGGTGCTTCTGCCACGCCTTGCAAAGATGTATCCAGACCTTCTTGGTAAGTTCTCAAATGGTGTTTGGATTGGTATGTTTGCACCAGTTGAAGGTCAGGTAGAAACACTCTTTGGTCGTACTGTTAATAGGCTTACTAGTGAACGTGCACAAGAGATTCTTGGCGACCCTGAGATTGACGATAGCCTAGGCAAAGTGCCTGGGGTTACACGACAGATTAAATTAAAAAACTCGGGCAGTAGCCTTATGATGATGACCGCTAACCCACGTGCAAAGATTGAATCTAAGTCCTTCCACCTCATTGTTATTGACGAGTGTCAAGAAGCAGATGACTTTGTTGTTACCAAGTCTATCTCTCCTATGCTTGCGTACTACTCAGGCACAATGGTTAAGACAGGCACACCTACTACGCACAAAAACAACTTCTATCGCTCTATCCAAATCAACAAGCGTAGACAGACGGGAAGAGGGCGTAGACAGAATCACTTTGAGTGGGACTACCGCGACGTATCCAAGTGCAATGCTAACTACGAGAAGTTCATCAAAAAAGAAAAACTGCGTATTGGTGAAGACTCCGATGAATTTCAGATGTCATACTGCTGTAAGTGGCTGTTGGAAAGAGGTATGTTTGTAACCTCAGCCATCATGGATGAGCTTGGAGATACCTCTCAACAAGTTGTAAAGGCATGGCACCGTTCCCCTGTGGTAGTTGGTATTGACCCTGCACGTAAGTTAGACTCTACAGTTGTAACAGTAGTCTGGGTAGACTGGGACCGTCCAGATGAGTTTGGTTACTTTGACCATCGTGTCCTAGATTGGCTGGAGCTACAAGGTGATGACTGGGAAGACCAATATTTTCAAATCGTTAACTTCTTATCTAGTTACGACGTACTTGCTGTTGGGGTTGACGCTAACGGCGTGGGTGATGCGGTTGCACAAAGACTCCGACTCCTCATCCCAAGAGCAGAAGTACATTCCATAGGCAGTAGTCAGCCAGAGCAGTCAAAGCGTTGGAAACACCTTAAGGCTCTTATTGACCGTCGTATGGTCGGTTGGCCTGCCCACGCTAAGACTCGCCAATTGCGTAGATGGAAGCGCTTCTATCAACAAATGGTGGATTTGGAGACTAAGTTCACTGGACCTAACTTTTTGGCCCACGCTCCAGATGAGGCCCACGCTCATGATGACTATGCAGACTCTTTGGCAATAGCCTGTGCTCTAACCTTAGATATGACTATGCCTTCGGTAGAGGTTTCTACGTCCCCGTTCTTCAGCAGGTAATTACCCGTTTAGCCTGACTTTACGACCAATAAGTAGGACACTTTTACACGAGGTCCTCAACCCTTTAATAAGGAGTATAAAAAATGGCAATTGCCCCAACACCTAAGTTCCCTGAGAATCCAGGTACCACTTACGACCGTAAGATGTCACCTGCTGCACCAGGACAGCGTGGCCCACTACGCTTTGAAGAAGGTCTTGCAACAGACACAGACATCCCAACACAGTTCACCACTGGTGCTATGCAGGGATACGAACCAGCTGCAGGTCGTCCAAATCGTAATAAGGCTGTTCACACAAAGACTGCAGAAGAAACAATGCGTGAGCGTGCTCACGTAGGTTCTGCTGCATGGGTTTCAGCACCAGCAAGTCTTAACGACTTTTCATCTGGTGCGTTTGCTGACCATGGCGACAACCGTTTCGAAGAAGTTAATCGTAGCGGCGGTCCACAGAAGTCTGGCAACCCAGCTGTAGTAAACGACTAGTTAGGTTTCCCACCCCTGTTTGTACGGCGAATACGTCACAGGGGTGGGCTTCCCATTTTATAAGGATTAAAGATGGCACTGATTAGAGGAAAAGAAGCAAAGGAAACGGAAGAGCGGGAACCCGCTAATCCTAAACTTTGGAACATGATTACCGCACAGGCGAATTCAAAGTTCTCTAAAAACTCTCCTGCCCGCGGACACTGGATTCACTCTAGATACAACGCAATGGGTGGTCAGTATGTTAACTCTAAGCGCGAAGTAGACCCTCGTATGCGAGACTATGCGGAAGAGGCCAAAGAGAAAAAAGAAAAAGACCAGAAGAAAAAAGTTACCAAGCCAGTAACTAAGAAGGTAACGCGGTTTCGCTAATATAGATTTAGTGGTACCCTTTAACTCTAGTTTAGAGAAGGTGAAATGAGCGGCATTGACTTTTCGCCCCCATCGTATAGGGCGGCATCCAGCGACTTAACCATCTCCATTTCTCCACTCGGTCTTGTCGAGTTGGCAGATGAGGAGTTTGAAGTTCATGGCCCACGCCTAAATCGTTATTCACTTAACTGGGCGATGTACCTTGGTCACCACTATTCATACCGTCGTCAGATTGGCGATAGCCAGTTAGTACTTAATTACTACCGTGCCTTTTCAGATTTTATTATTAACTTTGCTTTTGGTAAGGGTGTAGATTTTAGAAGCCCTCGTGAAACCGAAGCTATTATCCCTGACCTACTAGAACGTGTTTGGGAAGTAGATAACAACAAGGCAACAGTCCTATGGGAAATGGGACAGCAGGGAACCGTATCTGGTGACTGCTTTGTAAAGATTGCTTACGAAGAACCGTGGGAAGATTCATCTGGTATGAAGCACCCAGGACGTGTTCGTATCCTTCCACTTAACGCATCGTTTGCGTTTCCAGAGTTCCACCCACATGACCGCGAGCGCTTAATTCGTTTTAAATTAAAGTATCGTTTCTGGGGAACATCACTAGAAGGAACACGTCAGGTGTTTACTTACACCGAAATCCTCACAGACGACATCATCGAGGAGTACATCAACGATGAACTTATTGATTCTCGCCCTAACCCGCTTGGTACTATTCCCGTTGTTCATATTCCAAATATTCGTATTAGCGGTAGCCCTTGGGGCCTTGCTGACTGTTTCGATATTATTAATATTAACCGTACTTATAACGAGACTGCTTATGAAATCGCTGACATCGTTAATTATCATGCTGCTCCCGTCACAGTCATCATTGGTGCCAAAGCTTCACAATTGGAAAAGGGCGCTAACAAGGTCTGGGGTGGTCTACCAAAAGACGCGAAGGTAGAGAACCTAGAAGGTGGTTCACAAGGCCTTAAGGGTGCTATGGACTTCCTCGCTATGTTAAAGAAGTCTATGCATGAAATGGTCGGTGTACCTGAGACCGCTCTTGGTCAAGCACAGCCTATTTCTAATACATCAGGCGTAGCGCTATCCATCATGTTCCAGCCTTTGATGAACCGATACCACCAGAAGATTATTCAATACGCACGTGGACTAGAACGCATCAACGAGCTTATTATCCGCAGCCTTGCTGTTAAAGAACCAGAGATGCTTATCTGGGACCCTACCCGCAACGTAAAACTTAAGACAGGTCAGGTCGACCGCTTAGACCCTAACGACCCACTTACCTATCAAACATATGTACATTTCCCACAGCCTCTGCCACTAGATAAGTTGATTGCACTTAACGAAGTTCAATCTATGTTGTCTCTAGGGCTAGAGTCTAAGGAAGGGGCCCTTCGTTCACTTGGCGAGTCCTTCCCAAGCGATAAGCTCAATGAAATTCGTCAGGAACTTATGGATGACGCTGTGGCTGATGGTGCGTTACGACTTCTACAGACGCAGATTGAGCAGGAAATCGCAGAACTTACAGGCACTATGCCTAATCCAGAAACTGGTGGCAAACCAGGTCAGCCTCTAGAACCAGGCGCCGCAGGAGCCCCAGCAGTAATGCCAGCAACAATAGATGAGGCTCTAGCCGCTGCCGATATGGGCGAAGCAGACCTCCGCAACAAGCTGGTCACAGAAGCTTATGGCACTGTCCTCCCACAGAGGCGAGTACCAGAAGAGTACGAAAAATAAAGGTTTACCCTGACATTTTTTGTATTAAGAAAGACAATAGATACAACGTTTGGTCATATGTGCTACGCCCGTAAGGGCATTCGGAAAACGACCCCTAGGAGAAAAAGGAATCTTGTATGGAAACAGCAGGACTAAATGCAGAAGCTTTTGCAGCTGAAGCAGGAACCGTTCCAGTCGTAGCTGAGTCGTCAAACAACGCTGTTGTTGCTGACGCACCTACTACTAAGGCGACTTCCAAATTTTATACGGAAGAAGACCTGGTTAAAGTTCGTAGCCAGGAGAAAGAAAAACTCTATCCTCAGATTGATAAGCTGAAGGAAGAACTCGATAGCATTAAGAAAGAGCGTGAAGCAGAACTTGCTGCACGTGCTGCAGAGGCAGAAGCTAAGGCTAAAGCTCAGCAGGAAGCTCTTGAAGGTGATATGGATGTTCGTACTTTGCTTAAGACTAAGGAAGCAGAGTGGCAGGAGCAGTTGGAGCGTGAGCGTCAAGAACGTGAACGTGCCTTCGCTCTTCTGGAACGCGAAAGAACTTTTGCTGACCTACAGAACTACCGTTCACAACGTGTAGACGCAGAACGTGAAAACATTATCCCAGAACTTGTAGACCTGATTAGCGGCAATACCCGCGAAGAAGTAGAAGCAAGTATTGAGAGCTTGAAAGAACGTTCAAACAAGATTCTTGAATCGGCGCAGTTTGCAATGCAGAATGCGCGTAAAGAAATGACGGGGACCAGGGTAACCACGCCCCCGCTCGGACCAATGGACGACAATTCGGAGCAACGTGCGTTAACGGCTGAAGATATTCAGTCAATGTCGATGAATGACTATGCAAAATACAGAGAACGTATCATGAGCGCTTCGGCTCGTGGTAAGTCTCGCGGCTTGTTCGGGTAAATCCCACAATCCCAAATCCAACCTACAAGGAGTAAACAACTAAAATGGCATCTGGTATTACGGGTACTGGCAATCTAGCCGCAGCCCCAACAGCGTACTCAGGTACAAACACACAGTTGACTCAGGCGATTCAGGTTATCTGGTCTAAGGAAATCCTTTTCCAGGCAATGCCTATCCTTCGCTTCGAGCAGTTCGCAGTCAAGAAGACTGAACTTGGTGTTGCACCTGGTCTACAGATTAACTTCCTCCGCTACAACAACCTCGGCTTTGCTAACGCACTTGTCGAAGGTGTTCGTATGCAGACAAACGCGCTTACAGCACAGCAGTTCTCAATCACAGTAACAGAGCATGGTTATGCTCTTGCTGTATCAGAGCTCTTGCTTAACGCTTCATTCGATGACGTAATGGCTTCTGCCTCACGTCTTCTCGGTCGTAACATGGCTATCTACCTAGACCAGCTATCACGCGACACACTCTACGCAGCGACTTCAACCATCTACGGTGAAGACCGCTCTAACCTTTCAGCAGTCAACAACTGGTATGCATATGGTACTAAGGGTACAAACCGCGCAAGCATGACTGGCGCTAACTACCTTACACCACACACAGTTAAGGACGTTGTTGAGACACTCGCAACCAAGAACATCCCACGTTTGGGCGAAACTTACGTTGCGTTTATCCACCCACACCAGAGCCGTCAGCTTCGTGATAACCCAGAGTTTATCGAAGTAACTAAGTACGCTGCTCCTGGTAACTTCATGCTCGGTGAAGTTGGTCGTTTGTACGACTGCGTATTCATCGAAACAACACAGGTACGTAAGGTAGCTGGTGGTGCTGGTACTAACTACACCGCTGACTCAGCAGTTGCTAACCCAACTGTTACACCTGGTGGAGGTTACATCACTCCAGCACAGTTCACAGGTAATGGTGGTTCAGACCGCTATGACGCTATCTTCATTGGAGATAACGCATTCGGTCACGCAATCTCTCTTCCAGTTGAACTCCGTGACGGTGGTATTCTTGACTTCGGTCGTGAGCACGCACTTGCTTGGTACTCAATCTTCGGTCTTGGTCTTATTACTGACCAGTCTGTTGTTATTGCAGAAACCAACTAATCCACAGACCTGGGTACGTCTAAAAACTGCCCACTCAACAGATACTAATTAGGAGAATATAAATGGCAAGACAAGTAAAGCCTCAAGACGTTACTGGCCGCGCTCGTGCACAGCAGATTGCAGATAATGCAGATGCTCTTCAAGCTCGCGCAGCAGAGATGTCTATGGCGTCCGCTGAAGCCCAGATTAAACTTGATGAAGTTGTAGACGCTACTATTCCAAATAGAGCAACTGTTATTGAGGATTCTGTAACTGTAGTCGCTAATAAAGAAGAAGACGCAGTTGTAATCCGTGTCGTAGAAGACATCGAAAACATGACTCTAGGAGTAGGAAACTTCTATAGCTTTAAGGCTGGACAGAAGTACAAAGTGTCCAAGCACGTAGCTCAACACCTACAGGAAAAGGGCTACCTAGCTGGAGTTATCTAGCATTTAATGGGCGAATCAGCGGGCACACTTAGGTTTGCCCGCTTTTTCGTTACTATCGTTAGGAGTAGTTAGTGGCCCTGTTGTCAGACCTAATTTCTAGAACTCGCTTGGAGTTGGGTGACCAGCCAAAGGAGTTCCAATTCACTGCAACAAGTGATGGAACTACTACTGCCTACTATTTAAATAATAAGCCTGTAGACCCATTTACTCTTTTAGTAAGAGTTTCTCAAGCCTTTATCCCTGCCCCTACTGGCTATAAGCTAGAGGTTGATACAGGGACTATTAGATTCTTAAACCCAATAGCAGCAGGTGAAGTCCTAACTGTTAACGGCACAGCGTTCCGCTATTTCTCTGATGCGGACATTACTCGCTTCATTAATACAGCTATTGAGCAGCATACTTATGAAAGAACAGATGCATACGGTAGCCGCGTTACTATGGCAACCCTTCCTGCAGTAGAAGAGTACCCAATTGCTATCCTAGCTACTATTGAAGCTCTCTGGGTTTTAGCTACAGATGCAGCATTTGACATTAACATAACTGCTCCAGACGGTGTGGTAATCCCACGAAGCGAACGTTACGCTCAATTGACAGGAATGATTGCACAGCGTCAAGAGCAATACCGCTCTCTATGTGCTCAATTAAATATAGGACTATGGCGTATTCAGGTGGGTAACCTGCGCCGTGCCTCTAAGCGTACTAATAAGCTTGTTCCTATCTATATGCCACAAGAGTTTGACGACGGCCGTAAGCCAGAGCGTGTGTATATACAGAATGACATGATTGGTCGACAAACCTTCCCATCTACTATCCAGGTTCAAGACCTTGTTATGAACCAGGGAGACAGTTATTCACAGGACTTTATCCTAGGCGCTCCTGTTACCAATTTAGTGTTTTCTGCAGAGATTAGAACTTACCCAAATTCACCTACTCGGTGGGTAGCCTTCGATGTTACAATTGTGGACGTTCAGACTGGACGTATCAGAATTTCGCTACCACAACAGGACACACGCTATCTACCAGTCAGAGGTTTTTGGGACCTACAAGCCACATCATCTGTGGATGACACTTTCCAAAGAACCTTCTTAAGAGGACAGACATTCGTGACCCAGCAAGTGACAACGGTGGAGTGATATGCCAGACATTATTATAGTTCCGCCAGATAACGGTAACTGGTATCCCACACCTACAGGACCGACTGGTCCTTTAAATGGTCCAACTGGCCCAACAGGACCAACAGGACCAACTGGTCCTCAGGGAGACTATTCTCGCTACCTTGGTATCTATGACACCTTAGCTGACCTTCAAGCGGCAAACCCAAGTCCAGTTCCAACTAACTGGGCCTTTGTCCGCATTACTGGAAACGCTACACAGCTACGTCTATACCGTCGCAGCAATAACGCTTGGGTATTTGATACTTTAAATATTCCTGCAGGTGCAACTGGAGCAACAGGACCAACAGGTAGAACTGGCGCTACAGGACCTCAAGGTAATCAAGGAAACGCAGGCCCTACTGGTGCCACTGGTGCTCAGGGTGTTTCTGGTTTAGCTGGTGCAACTGGTCCTACTGGTGCTCCTGGTCAAGGACTAAATCTTCTTGGAGAGTACGCAACACTTGCTGCTCTTCAAGCCGCACGCCCAACAGGTGTAGCAGGAGAAGCTTGGTTACTTGAAAACGGTAACTTAATTATTTGGGACACTGTTACTTCTGCATGGAAGAACGTAGGTAATCTAGAAGGTCCAACAGGTCCTTCAGGAGTTGCAGGTCCAACAGGTGCTACAGGTCCACGTGGTACACAGGGCTTCCAAGGTACTCAAGGTCCCCAAGGTGATACTGGCCCAACAGGTCCAACAGGTCCAACAGGTTTTGCAGGACCACAGGGACCTACAGGTCCACAGGGTGAACGAGGTTTCTCAGGTCTTCAAGGTAACGTAGGTCCTACAGGTGCTACTGGTGCAACAGGTGCTACTGGTGCCGTTGGTCAAGGTTTTGCTGGCATCACATCTGTAAGCCCAATTACCTTAAGCACTGGTCCTAAAACTTTTACTCTTAGCGTTGCCAACCATCCATTTATTGTTAACTCTATTGTTAGAGCTGTAGCAAACAACAATGTATTTTTAGACGGTATTGTGACAGCCGTAAACGGCGCTCAGATAACACTAGATGTTAACCTTTTCCAAGGCCCTGGTGGAGACATCTTCAGCTCTTGGACTTTTACTATTGCTGGTGAACCTGGTTTTACAGGAGCCATAGGACCTACAGGACCTACGGGTGCTACTGGTGCTGCGTCTACAGTTCCAGGACCTACAGGTCCACAGGGTATCTCTGGCGGTATTGATTTATCAGTTACGCGTTCTGCTAGCCAGTACGTTATTAACGGATTAAATAATCCAACTATTACTGTTATCCGCGGCCTTCGTTACCGTCTTGATATCAATACTCCTGGTTATACCTTTAGAGTACAAACCACAGCAGGTGCATATAGTTCAGGAGCACAATACACAACAGGATTTAGCACCAACTTTTCTGCTGGTGTAGCAAGCGGAACTGTCTTCTGGGATGTTCCATTTACTGGCCCTGCAACACTTTACTTTGTATCAGAGGAAGACTCTGCGCTTAACGGTTCATTTACTTTAACAGCCGCTGGTCCACAGGGAGCAACAGGTCCAACTGGTGCAACTGGTGCGGCTAGCACAGTAGCAGGACCTACTGGTCCGCAAGGTGTTGTTGGACCTACAGGTCCGCAAGGTCTAACTGGTGCAACAGGAGCGACTGGTGCAATTGGTGCTCCTGGACCACAAGGTGCGACTGGACCACAAGGACCTCAAGGTATTCAAGGTTCTGCTGGTACTCCAGGTGCGGCAGGTACCGCAGGAGCCACGGGTCCACAAGGTCCAACAGGTGCTGTTGGTCCTGCTGGTGCATCTATTTATGTTCTTGGAACATACAACTCATTAGCAGAACTTCAAGCTGCTCAACCTGTTGGTGCAACTGGTGACGGTTACTTAATCAATGGTGTTCTATTTGTATGGGGCGGTTCACAGTGGATTAGCGCTGGCGCTATTCAAGGACCGACTGGTGCAACTGGACCCCAGGGTCCACAAGGTTTACTAGGACCAACTGGTGCACAAGGTGACCAAGGTCTACAGGGTATTCAAGGTGTTGCTGGTCCTATCGGTCCTCTTGGTCCAACAGGTCCAGTATCAACTGTCCCTGGTCCAACAGGTCCACAAGGTACTCAAGGTGTAACTGGTCCACAAGGTCCACTTGGACCTACTGGTCCACAAGGCCGTGGATTAAACATCCTAAATGCCTTTACAACATTTGCTGAATTACAAGCCGCTGTTCCAACTCCAACAACTGGTGACCCATACTTAGTAGCTGGAAACCTATTTATCTGGGATGGCGACCAGTGGATTAATGCTGGTCAAGTACAGGGACCTACAGGTGCAACTGGTGTTGCAGGTCCTGTTGGACCTACTGGTGTACAAGGTCTATCAATTACTGGTCCTACAGGTGCCACAGGTGCAACTGGTCCACAGCCATTTACAATTGTTGGAACTTGGCAAGCAGGAATTAGTTACTCACCAGGTCAAGCAGTCTTCTACGACACTCCAACACTTAAAGGTACATACGTTCGTAGAAATAACACCTCTACTGCAGGAATAACACCTATCGATGACCCAGCAAACTGGTTAGTAGTTGTTGCTGCTGCAATTGGTAATACGGGTCCTCAAGGTGCAACTGGTCCCACAGGAGCTCAAGGAATTCAAGGACCTACAGGTATTCAAGGTCCTACAGGTCCTACGGGAACTCAAGGTTTACTAGGTCCAACAGGCCCTACAGGCACTACACTATTGAACGTAGATGGTGGCGGCCCTGCAACTAATTATGGCGGAGTTATAACCATCAACGGAGGAGACGTGAGCGGTAACTAATGGCAATTAAATTACAATTACGTCGTGGTACGGCGTCTGAGTGGTCAACCACTAACCCCTTACTTTCAGAAGGTGAACTAGGTCTTGAACTTGACACTGGAAAGTTTAAGGTTGGTAATGGTACACAAAACTGGAATGCGCTAGTATATGCCTCAGGTATTGCGGGACCAACTGGACCTGCAGGAGCTGCGGGCGCTGCTGGCGCCACTGGACCTGCTGGTGTTAATGGTATCGCAGGACCAACAGGTGAACGCGGACCAACTGGTATCCAAGGACCTGCTGGAGATGGCGGAGTAGGACAACTGCTTCTTAACGATGCACTGTTACAAACTGGAATTTATTTCCCAGTTGGAGCAGTAACGAACTTTACGACCGTGGTACAAACCGTGATACCACCGATTACGTTGATATAGGAAGGTAAATGAATGGCACGCAATATTGCGCCTGAATATTACGAGTGGAACCCAACCACTAAAACAATCACCATTGACCGCTACATCAAGCGTATCCACATGTTCCTTATTGTTAACTCAACCCGCAATAAGATTCTATTTAATTTTAGTGACCCTACTCAAACACTTACTGTTAGCTACCTATATCCTGATTACAGTATTGCTAATACAGGTGGAGAAACAGCTTATAGAACAGTATTTCAATTAAATCCTTCTGTTGACACAACAGGAATGTTGTCTACAGACACCCTACAGATTGTTGTAGATGATGAGCACCAAAAGGTTACATTTGATGACACCTTTATTGACGGTGCACAAAAGCTTCGTACCTCAGAACCTCAGTCACTTATGGATACAGACTTTGAATACTCTGTACAGCCATCTAAGTGGGAAGGCCTTTTCTTATCTAATGGTTACCCATCGTTCTTTGCTAAGGCGTCTGGCGGTAACTCTTTTGACGTTGTTTCTATTATTGGAAACGGTGTACGTCCACGTTCTTCAATGACTGTTACTACTGCACTTCCTCACGGTTTAGTTCCAGGGCAGATTGTTTCTGTACAAGAAACCCTTAACTACCTTGCAGAAGGAACTGCTCTAGTAACCTCATCTCCTACTACAACTACTTTTACCTACACAGCTCGTGGAGCTATTTCTGGAGATGTAGCGTCTGGAACTCTTACATCAGTATATGGTGGAGATATCTTTGACGGCGCCCACATCCCTGGTGGTAACTTCCCAATTGGCGGCGTTAACACCCTTAACCGTTGGAGAGCAACAGTTGATGGTGCAGCCCCTATTTCTACTGTAACCGCTATCTTCGACCAACCACACGGCATCTACCCAGGAAACCTTATTGTAGTTTCTGGTACTAACAGCTTTGATGGTAACTGGCAGGTAACTAAGGTTGCTACACAGACTACTCTTGAGTTTGCTTTAGACCGTCAGCAGTCCGCTGTATCAGTTCCTACAACTGCTCTTATCTTTGCTAAGGGAGACGGCTACGTTGTTCAGCGCCCTTACGATGGTGGTGTTTCACTATCAACTGCTACCAACTCAATGGGCTCTACTACTATTCGTCAGACCCGCCGCTACTTCCGATACCAGTCAGGTAAGGGTATGCAGTTCTCTACAGGTGCTCAGCTAACACCTGTATACGATGTGGAACAGCTGTTTATTAATGGCGGTGCTATTGGAACTAATATTGTTACGGTAAAAACTGTACAAGACCACGGTATGCAAGCAGGCGTTACCGTTGACATTGAAGGCGTTAAGACACGTTTTGGATACAACCCTTTCAATGGAAATGACTTTATTGTTAAGCGCGTCATTGACGTTAACACTTTTGAGTATGAAGTAGTCCTTACAGAGGCTCTTCCTGTAGTAGACCAAAACCCTGGTGGAACTAACGTATATGTACATGCTCGTAAGTGGGCTGGCGCGGTTACTCGTACAGGTATGTTTGATGAACAAAATGGTTTCTACTTTGAATACGACGGGCAGAAGATGTTCGTATGCCGTCGCCACTCTGAAAAAGAAGGCATTGGCCGTGTAAATGTTGTTAAGAACTCAAGCTTTGTAACTGGTCTAAACACTCAGTTCCGTAAGCAACTTACTGTAGGACAGAGCATTGTTATCAAGGGTTCATCTTACAAAGTAATCGCTATTAACAGCGCTACATCAATCAACGTTGCTCCAGCATACCGCGGAGCTACAGGTAACCGTACTCGCTACCTCATCACACAAAGTGACCGTTTCCCTCAAGATGAGTGGAACGTTGACAAGTTTGATGGAGAAGGCCCATCTGGTTACAAGCTAGATGTTGGTCGTATGCAGATGGTTTACATCGACTACACATGGTACGGTGCAGGAACCATTCGCTTTGGTATGCGTGGGCCTGACGGAAAGATTTTCTTCTGTCACAGAATTCCACAGAACAACGTTAACAACGGCGCCTACCAGCGCTCAGGTAACTTGCCAGCTCGTTATGAAGTATCTAACGACCCATCAATCTTTACAAAGATGGTAGCTGGACCTTCAGGAAACCTAGGCTCTCAGTTAGGTCCAAACGACACAACGTTGTACGTAGAAGATGGTCGCAACTTCCCACCTTCTGGATTCCTATACGTTCGTGATGCTGTGAACTGCGAAATTATGCGCTATTCATCTGTAGGTGCGTTTGACCCAGTTAAGCGCGGGTACCCAATCACTATCTCGCAACGTCGTGCATCTATTACAAACGTATACCCTGACACACCGTTTACATTTAGCGGAACAACCACACCTGTCACCTTCACACCAGACTCATCTATCACTGGTGTTGGTAATGATGCTCAGGTGGCAGTTCAGTCTATTACTCAGAACTGTGCGCCTATTATCAGCCACTGGGGTTCATCGGTCATCATGGATGGTCGTTTTGATAACGATGAAAACTTCATCTTTACTGGTGGTATGACAAAGCTCCTACCTGTAGCGGCGGGTGTTACTCGTCCACTTCTTGCGCTTCGTCTAGCCCCATCTGTAGATAACGGTATTGCCCGTAACTTCGGTATCCGTGAATTAACTAACCGCATGCAGCTGCAGTTAAACTCTATCGGTGTTACCACTAACGGACAGTTCCGTATTGATGCGCTTCTTAACCCTAACCAGATTTTCTATAACAATTATGCACCAGCCACTTTACAGGCCTCTCGTACCTGTACAGGTGTCGGAGGCAGTATTCAGATTACAGTTACTGACGCCGCTGGTACTAACGGTATTGTTCCAGGCATGATTGTTTCAGGCTCAGGAATTGGTGTAGGCGCTCAAGTAGCAACTGTTACAGCTAACATTGTTACCCTGTCTGTTCCAAACGGAGGTACTGTATCTGGCGGTATCACATTCGTGCCTCGTACTGGGTACGTTGGATTACCTGACGACTGGGGCCGTGACCTTGTAGGTTCTGGTTCTTTGGCTCAGATTATCTACTTTGATAATACAGGTCCTGGCGCTGGAAATGCTCAGCCTGCCTCTGGACGTATCTCTGGCGGTGACTCCGTTGCCTCTTTCTACTCAGAAAACGGTGGTGGAGCTTCCAACTACAACGTCTCTAACTACGACCTCAGTACTACCCGAGACCTTGGTAACTCGATTATCTCTGGCGACGGCAACGTCTCTAGCCCTAGTTTCCCTAACGGTCCCGATGTAATCGTCCTTACGGCTACAAATATCGGTACTGCCTCAGGTAACATCTCGGCTCGTATCTCATGGATTGAGGCTCAGGCATAATGTCCCCTGTTTACGATGTCCATATTTTTAAAGACGCTATACTTTTAATAACCTCGGAAGGTAGGTAAAACCCCATGCCAGACTATACATCGCTTAGTACGCAGATTGATGCGGTTAAGTCGGAGATTACTTCTAGCCTAAACGCTAGTACGTATACTGCTCAAGACCTAATCTATGTTGCTAAAGCACTTGAGACTATGGGCACCCTTCTGGGCGTCAATGACATTGTTGCTGCAACCGCTGACCGCGTAACAGCAATCACAACTGCTGGTACAACACAGGTCACTGCTGTTAACACCGCAGGCACAACACAAGTTTCTGCGGTAAACACTGCGGGAAATAATAAGGTCGCTGCTATCGCGGCAGAGGCCTCCAACCTAACCGTACTAGCGTATATGGGAGTACTCGACTAATGCCAACAACAGTAACACGTTTTAGAGCACTTACTGCTGGAACCACGGATGCTTCTGCGTATGCGGTTCCTGCAAGTAACACTGCAATTGTAACAAATGTAGTTCTTGCTAACAAGACTGCAGCAACCCGAACCGTCACAGTAACAACTGGTGGTTTTGCGTTCTGCTCAGGTCTTCAAGTTCCTGCAAATGGAACTGTAAATTTTGATGCCCGCGTAGTTTTAAATGCAACTGAAACAATCGCCGTTACCGCAGACGTTGCGTCTGCTGTAGACGTATTGATTTCAGGCGTATTGATTTCTTAATAACAGGAAAAGGACAGGTAACTATAAATGGCAATATCCTCAAGTAAAGACTTTATCGTCTTCCCGAATGACAATTCGGGTCGTTTGTTTGTCAATGAGGCCACCTTTACAGCCAGTGGTACCTGGACTGCTCCTGCTGGTGTGACCTACGCTCAAGTCGTCCTCGTTGGCGGCGGCGGTGGTGGCGGCGGTGGTTCACAGAACGTAGCTGGCGGCGGTGGCGCTGGTGGTCAGGTAATCGTTAAGAACCTTGCAGTAACACCAGGAACAACCTACAACGTAACAGTTGGTGCAGGTGGTCAGGGTGGTCAGGGTGCAATCAACGGTGCAACTGACACAGTAAACACTCTTCCAGGTGGTAATGGTTCTGCAACTATTTTTGGTAACATTTCTATTGCTAACCTTCTTGTAAACTCAGACTTTGACTATAGCGTCCAGTCATGGGATTCAGCCACATTCTATCGTTCAGCAACAGGTATCTCTGGTCAGTCTTCTATTACCGTATACCCAAATGCTGCTGGACTAACAGTTGGTCAGCGTGTAACAGGTACTAACATCGGTACTAACGCACGTATTGCAGGTATCTCTGGCAACGTAGTTAGCTTAAACGTAGCTAACACAGCAACAGTTGCATCTGTAATTGGCTTCTCACAGGGTGAGTCTTTGGTACGTCCTTCTAACGTATTCTTCAATAACATCTCATCTGCAGCTTCCGACATCTTTACTAACCCACAGACAGGTAACACTGCAGGTTCACCATACTTTAGAAACCTATCTAACAACATCTTGCAGCCTAACGTATCTCAGCTAGAAGACGCTGCGGTACTTTCAGGTAACTTGATTCGTCAGTACGGTACAGCGCTTTCAACCTTTGCTATCAACAACGCAGGTGTTCCTACCAAGCTTCCAGAAATGGTTGGCGGATACACTAAGACTGCAACCACTGCACTAAGCTCTACAGCCGTAACCTTGAATAATACTAACGATGTATATCCAAATATGTACATTACAGGTAACGCTTTTGCTTCAGGAACTGTTGTTCTTAGCGTTGATAGCCCAACTACAATCACAATTTCTCAGGCAGCAACCTCTGCTGGAACCGCTACAGCTACTATCTCCTACTCAGGAGCTTTTGGTATTAACGGTTTAATTTGCGGTACAAGCTCTTCAACATCAGGTGGTGCACCTACATGGGTTCAGTTCTCATCAATGAACTCAACTACAACATCTAACGGTACACAGACATCTGCTGGTACACAGGGCGTTCCTTACATCCCAGGTGCTACCTATACATTCTCTGCTTACATTTCTACAAACGTAAACATCAGCACATCTACACCAATTCTATTCCAGCTACGTTCTGCTGGTGCCTCTCGTAACGCCATCTCAAGCACTAACTACTTGAACGGCTCTAACTCAGGTACAACTGACTCAATTGATGCTGGTACAGCTAACGGATTCTTCGTACGTCAAGGTATCCCAGCAACTCTAACCAACTACGGTGGAGCGTACACAACCACTGCTAATGCGGCTAACGGAGCTACCACAATCACAGTTGCTGATTCAACAGGTATCTTGATTGGTATGGCTATTACTGGTTCTGGTATTCAGTCAGACACTATCGTGTCTAACGTAGTCGGAACTACTGTAAGCATCAACAAGACAACTAACGCAACACTTACTGATAGCACAGTTAACTTTGCTAACCCAGCTGGTGTTCAGATGCTTGGTTCTAACGTTACTGTTGGTCAGACTGGATGGCGCCGTCTTTCAGCGACATTCACCACACCTACAATTGCATCTGCTCTTGCTAACGGTACATATGCATTTGGTTCAACACCTCAGTTCGTTCACCCAGTTATCCTGTTCCAGCAGGGTTCTGTAAACTACTGGATTGACAACCTACAGCTTGAAGTTGGTAACTCAACTACTACATGGCGTCCACCTATCTACCGTGAGGCTCAGTCAATGCTTATGCAGACTAACTCTGCGGCTGGTGCAAACCTTGAAACTTCACACCGCTTTGTACGTGTTAACCCAAGCACTCAGTACTCAGGTTCTGCATTCGTTGTAGCAACTGGTACCTCTAACTCATACCGCCCAGTTCGTGGTTTCATCGAGTACTTCGATGCAGACTTCAACTCAGTACTTCGCACTGAAGGTAACAACGTATTCTTGCCAAGCTCTGGTGTTGCAACATCAACACAGCAGATGCCAGCAGTTACATACCCAGTACGTGTGGTAGTAAACGGTGCAAGCTCACCTGTTAACGCACGTTGGGCTAAGTTTGGTGTTATGGTACTTGAAGGTGCACAAAGCGCCACAGGTACAGCAATTGAACATCACATCCTTGCTCCACAGCTAGAGCCTGCAGCAGTAGCTACTACATACAAGAAGGTTGATAACGTCAACTTCTTCTATGCTGGTCAAGCAGGTTTGACACCAATCATTTCATCTCTCGGCACTCTTGCTGCAGAAGGTGGTGGAGGTGGTGGAACATTTAACACCAACTCTACACACTGGCAGTATGGTCTCATCGGTGGTAACAACGGTGGACACGCAGCCAACAACTCAAGCACTACTACTACCCTTGCAGGTGGTGGCGCAGGTGCTGGTGGTGCTGGTGAAACTGCTCGCCTATACGGCATCGGTGTTTCTGGCGGTAACTCAATTGACGGTTTCCGCACAACTGGTGGAGGTTCACAGCAGATTTGGCCAATGCGTGGTCACCAAGGTGGATACGCAATTTGGAACTCTGGTACAAACAACTCCCACCCAATGGGCGAAGCTGGTAAGGGCGGACCTGGCGTTCTCCTAAACGGCTTGAACTCAGGCTCTCCACTTGGACTACCAGTTGCTGGTGGCGGTGGCGGTGCTGGTTGGTCAGCCTCTAACTCAATTACACAGTCACTTCCTGGCATTGGCCAGAACGGTGGCGGTAAGGGTGCTCCAACATTCTTGGTAACTCAGGCATCAACCACAGCTGATTACTACGCACGTGGTCTTGACGCTGTTGCTAACACTGGTGCAGGTGGCGGTGGTGGTGGTTCTAACTGGACTAACACACCAAACACTCTTATCACACACAACTCTGCAAACGCAGCGGTTAACTACGAAGCGATTACATCTGAGTTCTTCAAGTGGAACCCTGTATATAACGCAAACATTGTTATCTCAGCACAGGCTGGTTTCTATGGTTCTAACGTTCTACGTACAACCATCCAGGACACAGGTAATGCAAAGATTACAACTTCATGGCAGTCCTTCCCAATCCTTCCACGTATCGCACTAGTATTCCCTGGTGTTGCTGCTCGTCTAACAACTGCTCCTGGCGGTGTTACATCAGCACAGTTCACAGGTCTACCAAAGCGCGTACGTCCAACAGTTCGTTGGAAGAATGACCGCAACGTCATTATTCGTGAAGACCGCCCTACATTTGATATCCAGTTCTCAGGAACTAACACCGTAACCTTCCTAGGCGCTTCAGGTGCTACATCTGGTTACTGGCAGACTCTTGTAGCTCCAGAAAACGCTGCCTACTTTGATGTAACATGGGAGTTCCTATACATGGATGCTGGCGACGTTGTTGACGTTGACCTCGGTGGTTGCCAGTACTACGGCTACCAGTCCTTCGGTGGAAACGGCGCAGATGGCTATGCTATGGTTCGTTGGTTCGACAAGGCAGTACTCTAGGAGGAAATGAATGGCTAAATACGCACTAGTAGACGGCGACCTAATCACTCAGGTTCAGGTTGCAGAGAGCGAAGACGCTCTAGGTCCTCTGGCACTGCTTTTTGAAGTAGTTCAGATTGACGGTCTTAACCCAGAACCAGCACGTGACTGGGAGCGAGTAAACGGTGTTTGGTGCCCTCCTGGGGTCCCAGAAGCTGCTAAAGCTCTTTGGAACGGTGTTGGATTTGAAGGAACAGCAGAGCTTGAAGCTCCTGCAGACGAAGAGGAAGAAGAGGACGATAAGTAATGGCCATTTCTTCACAGCCAACAGTGTTGGCTCAGTCTAACGATGCTTACATCAACGTAGGCGTCACAGGACGTCTTCAGAACTTCTCAGCTGCAACAGGCACACTTACTATCAACCCAACTAATGGTTCCTTCATCCGAATCACTAACTTGGTTGGTGCAGTAACTGTAAACTGGACAGGTGTTCCATCAGGTTATGGAACTCGTTGGCAGGTAGAAGTACGCAACCGTGGCGCTAACGCAGTAGCCTTTAACGGTGTGACATGGGACGGCGGTTCAGCCCCTACCATCGCATCTGGCACTGCAGCCTCAGTTCTAAACTTCTATTCACCAGACGGCGGAGTTACTATCTTCGGACGTCTTGAGTTTGCAACCGTAGCTTAATATAGATTAGAAATAGCTCCCCGCCGTCCTACGGGACTGGCGGGGCTTTTCTATTTAAGGATACAATTTACCTATGAAAATAGCCGTATACACCATCGCATTAAATGAAGCACAGTTTGTAGAACGCTGGTATGAATCCGCAAAAGACGCGGACTACCTAATGATTGCTGACACTGGTTCCGCGGATGGAACCGTAGAGAAAGCCTTAGCGCTTGGCATTAATGTTCACGTAATCAGTGTACGACCATGGCGCTTTGATGATGCTCGCAATGCGGCCCTTGCCCTATTGCCAGACGACATTGACTATTGCATCTCATTAGATATGGATGAAGTGCTGGCACCTGGTTGGCGTGATGAAATGGAAAAGGCACCCAAAGGAACTACACGTATACGGTATGACTACACGTGGAACTTCAATCCAGATGGTAGCCCTGGTCTTACTTTTGCTGGCGACAAGATTCATGCACGCCATGGGTACCGCTGGCTACATCCTGTACACGAGTGCCTCTATACAGACCGCCTTGTTGAGAAAGAGTATTGGTCAAAGCTAGGCCTATGGCACAAGGCAGATGACACTAAGTCTCGCGGACAGTACCTTCCATTGCTTAAGTTATCTATAGAAGAAGACCCACACAACGACCGTAATGCTTACTACTATGCTCGTGAGCTTTTCTTTCACGGACAGATTGAAGAAGCGTTGGTTCAGTTCAAACGCCATCTATCTTTGCCTAAAGCGGTATGGAAAGCTGAACGAGCATCTTCTATGCGCTACATAGCCAAGTGCTCTACAGATGAAGCAGAGAAGCTTAAGTGGTGGAAGCTTGCTGTTCAAGAAGAACCTGCTAAACGAGAGGCGTATGTAGAGCTGGCACAGTATCACTATGACAAGGGCCGTATTGAAGAGTGCTACATGTGGGCTAAGAAGGCAGTTAATATTAAAAACAAAAGTATGGACTATTTAAATGAGGCATTTGCCTGGGGAGCACAGCCCTACGACCTAGCTGCTGTATGTGCGTTTTGGTTAGGTGAAAAGAAGATGGCCCTTGAATATGGAACCATAGCCGCAGAGTTGAGCCCTACAGATGAGCGAATAGTCGGTAACCTAGAACTCTACAAGAAGGCGGTAGAAGATTGAGAGCTCACGCACCAGGTGGTCGCTTTGATGCAGACTTTGAAACCAATAAGGTATTAGAAGGCGTAGACGCAGACCTTAAGCGTCCTGTAGGAACTACCGCCAAATGGTTTATCTGGGACCCCGTAGCTACTGTGGTTGACCCTATCTATGATGTAGGACAAGACCTATCTACTGCTACTGGTGGTCGTATCTGGCGAGGTCCCTTTGATTTGCCAGTAGTAAGAGCCGTCATTAAACAAGGTGGCGTAAAGAACAGCCAGCGCGGTTACTACGGAGCTGACTCTCTACACCTCACTCTAAATGCTGAGGACGTAGAGAAGATTGCACCAGGAGTAATTGGTAACCCAGACCTACAAGCTCGTGGCCGTATCCTATGGAAGGGCCAGGTCTATCGCCCTTACTACATCCAACAGGCTGGCATTGTTGCTGAAAGATTCACCCTCTTGGTTGTAGAATGTATGCAGGTCATGGCTGACGAAATGGTCAACGACCCACAGTTCTTAGCCCTAGCTGGTTATATTAAATAGGAGGATTCATGGCCGTTGTTCATGATGTTTTTACTGTAGGAACAAGTCCTACGCTTATCTGTCAAATCCCAAAAAAGTGTCCACCTACTGCTGTTTTAATCTTTAATGATGACAACAACCCTATTTTTATTGGGGACTCTACCGTTGCTGTTAGTGGAACTGACACTGGACTAAAGGTTAGTAAGTCAACTACATCCTCTCAAATTTGGCTAAACGCTGGGGATAAGCTTTACGCTGTTTCTGCAGCTGGAACTGCTGCTAACACAGTAGCTGTTCTATGGTCAAGGGTGATTGCTGACTAATGCCTTTTAAGTCCCAGTCCCAGCGTAAGTTCATGTACGCCAAGCATCCAGAGATGGCTAAGGAATGGGAAGAAAAAACACCTAAGGGAAAGCTTCCTAATAAGGTTAAGAAGTCCGCTAAGAAAGGTAAGAAGTAATGGCGAAAGATACGAACCCTTGCTGGGACGGCTACGTCCAAGTAGGCATGAAAACTAAAGGTGGCAAAAAGGTTCCGAACTGCGTC